CGTCAAGGCGATGGCCGACGCGATCAAGTCGGTGGCTGAGGGCGAGGCCGCTGAGCCTGGCCCACAGTTCGCCGAGTACGAAATGGAACTGACGCACCTCCTCCAACAAGTGCAGGCGATGAAGAATGGACCTGAGCAAGGAAGCGTTCCAGGCATGGCGCCGCCTGCCGGAGACCAAGGCGGTGTTCCAGTACCTGATGGACAAGCGTTCTGACCTGATGACCGACTGGGCCGAAGGGCGCATAGGCCACACCGACCTTGATGCAAGCCTAGCGGAGGCGATGCTCTACAAGGGCATCGCGACGCTGGAGTTTGACGACATCGAGTTCTTCTACAGCAAGTGAGCTACCTAGCTATCTAGGGAGCTACCTACCTAGCTATCAGCAAAGAGAGACAGCAATGACGTACATCAACCTGTCGGGCATCCGCCCGGTGGAATACAAGGTGCTTGTCCTGATCGATGAGACCGAGAAGGTCACCAAGGGCGGCATCATCCTGACCCATGACCACAAGGAACGCGCCGACATGGCGCAGGTCAAGGGCACGCTGATCGCCGTTGGCGGCAACGCCTTTCAGGATTGGCAGGGCGAAGTGCCGAAGCCCGGTGACCGCGTCATGATCGCCAAGTATGCCGGTCTGGTTGCCGAGGGCAATGAGGGCCGCATGTATCGCTTGGCCTCGGACAAAGACATTGCCGCGGTGCTGTCATGAGCGACGAAATCGAACAGGTTGAAGCCGAGGCGCCCGAACCCACCGAGAGCGAGGCGAAAGCCCGCCGTCAGGGTTGGCGCCCGAAGGATGAGTACCGCGGCCCGGATGAAAAGTGGGTTGATGCGGACGCGTTCCTCAAGCGTTCCGACGAAGAGCTCCCCGTTATGCGGGAGCGTCTGAAGAAGCAGGACCGCGATCTGGCCGACCTCAAGGGTACGGTTGCTAAGTTCGCGGAGCACCACGCCAAGGTCGAGAAGATCGCCTACGAGCGGGCGATGAACGAAGTTAAGAAGCAGCGCCGCGAAGCTCTCGCCATCGGTGACGCGGACGGCTTCGAGCAGGCTGAGGAGCGGTTGGCTGAACTCAAGGAAGTCAAGCCGGCGGCGACCCAGAAGCAGGCCGCAGCCGACATTGCTCCGGAAGTCCACACCTGGGTACAGGCAAACCCCTGGTTCCAGTCCGAACCGCGCCTAGCCAAGTACGCCGAGACTGTGTGTGCCGAACTCCAGAATGAGGACCCGACGCGCGATTTGAGCGACGTGCTTAAGGAAGTCGCCAAGGAGGTGAAGCAGCGCTTCCCTGAGAAATTCGCTAATGCCAAGCGCTCCGCTCCGCCCGCCGTTGAAGGCGCCGGTGTGGTTGCCGCCGGCAAGGGCAGCAAGACGTATCAGGCGCTCCCGCCTGACGCGAAGAAAGCCTGTGATGACTTCATCCGCAAGGGCCTGATCAAAAGCAAAGACGAATATCTCAAATACTACGACTGGGGTAATTGATTATGAGCGACCCGCGTAACGCGCGACCGACCGACAGAAACGAAACCGGCCGTAGTGCTCGCGTGCCGCTCGGCATGAAGCAAGCCGCCTTGGCAGCCTCAGTAAGGGAAGGCTTCCAGAGGCGCTGGGTCAACGACACGGCGGGCCGCCTGCAGCAAGCGGAGCAGGGCGGCTATACCTTCGTGGCCCAAGATCCGACAGCAAAATCCACTGACGTTGGGGCTCGAACCTCTCGCATCGTGGGGAAGGATGAGAACGGCCAAGGAATGCGGGCGTATCTCATGGAAATCCCGATGGACTGGTACCAAGAGGACCAGCGCGCCAAACAGAAGCCCATCGATGACTTCGAGGCCGCCCTGAAGGGCAAGCCCACCATCGAGGGCGGCTACACGCCCCGCTCCGGGGGAACCCGTATCGAGCGCGGTTAATCCAATCACAGAGGTTTAGACAATGGCAAACATTGACAGCCCGTTCGGCCTCCGGCCGGTCCGGCATAAGCACGGCGCCCCCTACAACGGCGCCGCAACCCCCTATTACATCCCGAGCAGCTACGGCACGGCCCTGTTTGTCGGTGACCCGGTGGTCAAGACCGGCACCAGCAACACCGCCGCCGTGACCGTTCCCGGCGCCGGCTCCTTTGCCATCGGCACCCTGCCCGAGATCAACAAGGCGACGGCGGGCGACGGCAACCGGATCACCGGCGTCATCGTCGGCTTCAGCCCGCTGCCCTCCGACCTGGGCAAGAACTACAACGCCGCCTCGACCGAGCGCGTTGCGCTGGTTTGCGACGATCCGAGCGTTGTGTTCGAAATCCAGGCTGATGGCGCCATTCCCGCCGCCTCGGTTGGCCTGAACGCCGTTCTGATCTACACGCACAGCGGTTCGACCACCTCGGGCCTGTCGGGCGTGGAACTGGACACGACCTCTGACGTTCCGGCGGCCGACGCCTCCAACCAGCTGGTGATCCTGCGTGCGGTCAACCGTGAAGACAATGACACCACGTCCACTTGGGCGCGCGTCCTAGTCATGATCAATCAACACACCGAGAGCATGGGCACTGTCGGCTCGCTCGGCATTTAACGAAGGGCTGATATAAAATGAGCGTCATCACCTCTGGTTCGCATCCCAAGGCCCTGTGGCCCGGCATCGCTGCCTGGTTCGGCCGCAAGTACGACGAGCACGCGACCGAATACACCGACCTGTTCGACACCGAAACCTCGGATAAGTCGTACGAGGAAGATGTCCAGGTGACCGGCTTCGGCCTGGCCTCGGTCAAGGCTGAAGGCAACTCGGTGACCTACGACACCGAGACGCAGGGCTTCACCAAGCGCTATACCCATGTCGTCTACGGCTCGGGCTATATCGTGACCCGTGAGGAAATGGAAGACAGCCAATATGAGGTTGTTTCCAAGCGTCGCGCCCAGGCATTGGCCTTCGCCGCCCGCCAGACCAAGGAAAACGTTGCGGCCAACATCTACAACCGGGCGGAAACCTCCGGCTACAACGGCGGCGACGGCGTGACCCTGCTGTCCACCTCGCACCCGAGTCTGGCCGGCAATTGGTCGAACCGGCTCACCACGGCGGCCGACCTGAGCGAAGCGGCTCTGGAAGACCTGATCATCCAGATCATGGGCGCCACCAACGACCGCGGCCTGAAGATCAGCCTGATGCCGAAGAGCCTGCTGGTCCCCCGTCAGCTGTGGTTCGAGGCCAACCGTATCCTGAAGTCCACCCTTCAGAACGATACCTCGAACAACAGCATCAACGCCTTGAAGGCAACCGGCGCCCTGCCCGGCGGCGTAGTGGTCAACCACTACCTCAGCGACGCAGACGCCTGGTTCGTCCGGACCAACGCACCGCGCGGCATGCTGCACTTCCAACGCCGGGCGTACGAGTTCGTCCAGGACAATGACTTCGACACCGAGAACGCCAAGGCCAAGATGACCGAGCGTTACAGCTTCGGTTGGACTGACCCGCGCGCGGTGTACGGATCGTTGGGGGCCTGACCTCCCAAGCACCTTGCAGTAATGAAGGCTCCTTCGGGAGCCTTTTTCTTTGCCTGCTGACATGGGTTTTCCTTAACCGGCGCGAGAGCGTCCATGGAAGGGCTTTACGATGACCATCTCCAACTATCCCAACGGCTTCGCCAACGGCGTGACCGTTCGCGGCATGCCTCTGCTGAACAGCTATCCGGGAAATGTATTCTGGGTCCATTCCGGCACCGGCTCGGATGGCTACAAGGGCACCTTCGACCGCCCGTTCGGCACCATTGACTACGCCATTGGCAATTGCCGGGCGTCGCGCGGCGACATCATCGTTGTCAAGGCCGGGCACACCGAAACGGTATCGGCCGCCGCTGGTATCGCCCTGGACGTGATCGGCGTTGCGATCATCGGCATGGGCACCGGGACCTTGCGGCCCACGATCAACTTCACGGCCACCACCTCCACGCTGACCATGAGCGCGGCAAGCTGCGCGCTGTATAACGTGCTGCTGACCGGCGGCATTGACGCGGTCGCCTCCCCGGTTGTCGTGAGCGCGAGCGACTGCGCGATCATCCAGTGCGAGTACCGGGACGTGACCGGGCAATGCACGGACGGCATCCTGACCACGGCGGGCGCGGATCGGCTGCTGATTGATGGCCTGCGCTATGACGGCGCCGCGGCGGCCGGCACCAATGCTGGCATAGCGATTGTCGGCGGCGACGGCATCGTGATCCGGAACCTCCGCATGGACGGTAACTTCGCGGTCGGCGGCATCGATATCCGCACCACGGCGACCACCGACCTTGAAGTCCGGGACGTGATGTTCCGCACCCGGAACGCAGCCGACATCTTCCTTGTCGATACGATCACGGCGTCCACCGGCATGATCGGGCCGAACCTGTACCTGCGCCTTCAGGACGACGCGGCCAACGTGACCGAGGCCATCACGGGCGCGACGTTCGTGCAGTTTGCCCCGATCCTGGTTGTGAACGCAGCCGGCCAACAGGGCTTCGCGATCAACACCACAACGACCGCTGACGCCTGAT